GTCTTGCTGAGTGTGCCTTTAAATCAGAACGACTCTTGTGCTTTAAATCTCTTTCTGCATATCTCTTTGCAGCTTCTTTGTCTGGAGCATGAACCTTGTAGTTCATTGTTGCGCGATGTGGGCCAACTGCTGCCAGATTAATGAAACTGACATGCACAACATGTAGAGGACCTTTTGCGGCTTCGTCCACCTGCTTGGCTTCTTCCGCCATATTTTTCATATCTTTTTTAGTCATTGCTTGTTTTTTTACTAACTTAAAGCCTGACTTTTCATGTTGTTTTCTAAGCCTTTCTGCGGCAGGAACTGTAAAATGAATTTCATGAAACTTTTCATTAGTCTTTGGATTGTGGTAATGCATTTTTACACCAACAACATCCATTGCTTCTTTTACGTTCTCATCTTCTTCCTCATCTTCATCTTCGTCTTCGTCTTCTTCCTCATCTTCATCTTCGTCCTCATCCTTGCCCATCATCTCTGACAGCTTGGCAATTTTTGAATCTCTAGACTCAGGAATGTGGTAGGCAGCTTCTGATTCACCAGGGGCATCATGCCCATGGTCTTGACCAGCATGCGGAGGAGCTTTAATTGCAGCAACATTTTTCAATATATGATCATAAGGTGACTCTTGTGAGATTGAATCCTTTCCTTGAAAATCATATGTCTTAACGACATGCTTGGCCACAAATTCTTGCTCATCGCCAGCTCTTGGGACATATAGCTCGGTGATTTTTTTAAGATTGTTGAAAATTGTAGCCATGGTATTCCTCTACTGTTCTGCTGGTACTTCAGCTTGCGGATTCATTGATGCATGGGCAACTTCTGGATACATTGCATCTAGCTTGGCCGCAACTTTTGTGTTGATTGCTGTTTCAAATTTGTCTAAAAATGATGCTGCATCTTGGTTGATTGCCGCATCAATCATATCTTTTACTATTTCTGACATATAACAACTCCAATATTTTAATTATTTATCTATTTAGTTAGTTAAACCTGTTTCATATCTTCATTACGTTGCTGCTCTTGCTGTTGGTTTTGCTGATCATTTTGTTGTGCACTTTGTTGTTGAAGAATTGGGTCCTCATTGTTATCATCTTCCATTTGTTCAACATCATCATCTGATAGACGTAGAACCTTTTTACGTACAAAGTTGCGGGAGTAGTAGACACCAATCATATCTTCCATGTTTTTAACAGTATTTACTCTATTAGTTAGAATCTCTGATTCCTTTAGCTCTGTAAAGTAACCATCCTGGACATAGTCAAACTTAATTTTTGACATAATCTCCATTAGTTCTTCTTGGGCAACAACACCCTTCAACACAAGCTGCTTACCAAGTGCATCCTTAAACAAGACAGAAAACTTCATTCTCAGACGGTCTACAAACTTAGAAAATCTCAACTCTTCTCTTGTAATTTCTGAAGATCTACCTAAACTGAATCCTTGTTCTGAATTCAATCTTGAAGTTGGTACATGCAACGATTGGTACAATCTTTTCTGGAAGTATAAGACATCCTCCATTTGGCCTAAGTTAGCACCCGGTGGTAAGGTTGTAATTTCTGTTCCTCTACCGCCTTCACGTCGAGGAATCCAAAAGTCCTCTGTCATTGTCATGAACTTTCTATCGTCTCTGACTTCACCAGTTGAAGCATCATATACTAATCTATTTTTGTGACGTTGCATCATATCTGCAAGATATTGCTCGGCCTTCATTTTTGGAAGATTGCCAACGTCAATATAGAATACTCTTCTTTCTGGCGCTCTTGTTAATCTATAGATAACAGAAGCATCCTCTAGCATACGTAATTGGTTCATAGGCTTGATAGCCTTATGAAGGTATGAAAGAACATAGGAATTATTTTCATCCAATAAGCCAGAGGATACAAGAACAATTGAATCTTTGGCAATTCTCAAACCATTTGTTGAAGATGTAACTTCTTTAGCTTGAAATCCTTTATCGTTGTACATATAATATTCATTCTGTACAACTAATGTTTTTCTGTCTTTTTTGATTTCCCTAATCTTTCTAATTTTTCTAGGGTCAATATAGCGAAGCTCTTTAATACCATCTTGTGGATTGTTGATATCAATAATCACATGGTAGTATAATCTACCATCAACATACCATCGTCTGATAATATCAAACCCAGATGATGAGAAGTCAAGAAGCTTCTTTACTTCATCAAACTCTTCTGAGATTTTGTCCTTTAGACCTTTTGAATAATCCAAGCCATCCAGATTAATATTAACCTGCTCTTGATTTGAATCGTAGGATATCATCTCACCAACAATTTCTTCTACAGCTGTTTCAATTTCTGGCTGAAGAGATAATTGGCGATAACGAGTAATTAACTCTGCTTCTGTTCTTGCGGTACCTTCTAGATCAACATAGGTACCAACAACGCCGCCACCTGATACAATGACAGCTCCATCGTCGTTTACGGGAGGAACAAATGAAGGTTGGCTAACAGCTAGTTGTAGTGGCTGCTGTTCTTCTTGCTTAGCTTTCTTAATCTCAAAACCAAAAATTTCCATATTATATAACCTCTAAAAGAAAATAGGAGGGTCGCTTATATTTAGCGACCCTCCATATCCTTATTATTCCTGGGCGTCTTGTGGAACAGTCCAGTAATCTAGAGAAAACTCACATTGGAATTCTTCAATTGCGTTGCCATTATCCCATGATAATTCAATTGGACCAACAACTATTGGGAAGATACCTTCGAACACATATGTTCTCAGCTCTTCACCTGTCTTGCTATATTGAATTACTTCAGCTCTTGACTTATATTGTGATGGGGCTGAAGTAGGGAACTCGGTGATATTGCCAGAGTATGAGTTAATGTTATACGACCAAGTTTCAAGAGCTTTACGCACCTTGAAATCTTCGTCATTAATTACAGTCACACTCCAGTTATCAAAGATTCTTGTTCCTGCAAGCTTCATTGGTCTACCAAAGTAAAATACTTCGATAGGCTGAACTGTTGATGTAGGAATCTGTGTAGCCTTGACCATGAATGGTACAACTTCATCAGCATCTGATGTCGCTGGGTTACTCAATCTTACTTGGAACAGCGATGGGCGCGCGCCGCCGCCAACTAGCTGACTCTTGATTTCGTTAATATTGAAAGCCATTTACGTCTCTCCTTATCGATTAAAGCTGGCCAACGACTTCACTAAACTCTACACCAGTACGGACTGCAACAAAGTTTAGTTGAATGAAGTTAATTGATTTGGCAGGCTTAATGAAGATATCTCCAATAAACTGATTGCTATCAATTACTTCAGGGGTGTTATTTGTAGTGTCACACACAACCTTAAAGTCGTAAATGCCACGGCGACCTTGAACTTCACGAAGGAATGGCTCTACTAAGTTGCGGAATTGTGCTCTTGTGAATGCATCGTTGAATTCAAACAGAGTAAACTTAGCAGCTGTAGCAATTGCCTTCTCAAGAACAATAAACAACCTACGAACATTAATTCTATCAAATGCTGATGGTTTGTTTAGTAGTGTCTTGTCGCCAAACAATATTGTGCCTTGACCAGGGAATGTAACAACTGGGTTGATACCTGACTTGTACAATGTATCTCTGTCAGCCTTGTCTGGGTTATATGCTAGCTTAACAATATTTTTAATCTGACCTCTATTGAAACCAGCAGGCGAGAACCATGGGTCTCTTAGAGTATCAGTTCTTACACATAGACCAGCTGTATCACCATTTAGTGGTACAAAACGATAAACATCGTTGTATCTGTCATATGTGTATTTGTAGCTTGAATCAAGAACTGCATAAGATGTTGATCTTAGAGCATTTCTAAACTCAACAACATTGTCAGCTTGTGTGCCGGCCAATACACCAACCGTGTCACCACGATCTGGTGATGCAAACACAACACAATCCTTGCGTGTTTCTGCAATATTATCAATTAGATAGTTGGCTAGTTGCTCACCATGAGTGCCGCCTCTTGCCTTACCTGTCAATAGTAGTGATAGATCTACTTCTTCTGCAGATGCAAATTGATCATATGCGGCTGCTAGGTATGAGAAGGCAACGTTGGCTTCACCACCACCATTTGTGCCACCAACCAATGAGAAGGTTGTTGGCTTAGCATTAACATCACCAGAAGCCATATTGACAGAAGTGTTTGACACAGCGTTGCCGTTGTCCTTGAACCACCACAAGTATTCAGATGTGTTGTTAATAATGTCCTTGTAGTAAATTGTTGCGCCTTCTTTCTTGGCATCTGTAGCGCGCGACAATCTTTCAAATACTTCAACAATTGTGTTCTTGACACCTGTGAATAGTCCATCTTCATCCGCAACTACGACGTGTAGTTCATCCGATGAACCACCGCGCTCTGCAACAAATGCTGAAGTACCAGGTGCTGAGTCAACTTCGTTGAAGTATTCCCAGAAACGCGTTACTGCATTAGCTGATGTTGAGTTTGTTGACTTAGATACAGCAGCAGAGCCTGTGTATAGGTCCTCAAAGTTAAGAGTTGTGCTTACAACACCATTGGATACTCCAGCTGGGCTACCAATTGAGGTAACCTTAAGGAACTGGCTACCAACTCTTAGTCTATCACCTACTGTTAGAAGAGCAGTTTGGGTGTTTAGCTCTGTATTGGCTAGAGAGTTAGCAGCAGCTGTTGAACCAAGTGTAATAGTAAATGCAGCAGCTGAACCATTGGCTGTGTTACTATTTGTTGAGTTAGCACCAACTGATGAGTTGGCCACAAACACTCTAATTATTGAGGTGTTACCAAACTGACCACCACCAACAACTGTTACTGCCGTGATACCACCGGTTGAGTTTGTTGTGATTGTGCAATTGCCTGTGTTTGCAGCCCCATTTGACAGGACGATAACTTCATTATTATTATAACCAGAACCACCAGCAGAAACTGTAATTGCTACTACGTTTTGTGATGCTTGAGTTGCTGTCAGTGTTCCTGTGTTTGCACCAACACTTACAGCAAATGTTAGTGTGTTATTGGCGTTACCTACAGACGACATTAGGTTAGAAGAGTAGGCGTTAGCTGAGTCGCAGATAGACACCTTTAGTGAGTTGCCTATCAAGCCAGGATACTTGGCGCGGTAAATTGCACCTTGACCAGCACCTGTTGTTTTTGTTAGATAATCATCTTCATTTTGCACTTGCAAATCAGTTGCTGCAGAGGTGTTTGCGTATGCATTGAATGCATTTGCATCAGCAGCACGAACAACAAATAGTTGGTTGCCGTATGCTAGGAATGAAGAAGCTGTGTGAAATGTTTCAAAATTATCATCTGTTGGCTTGCCAAATGTTTTGACAAGTTCAATTTCGCTTGAAATGTTTACTCTTTCGTTTACTGGACCAAAGCTGAATACACCTGCAATGCCACCATCTGTGGAAGATACTGCAGGAACAACTGTTGTTAGGTCAATTTCACTTACGTTTACGCCTGGGCTAACTTGAAATGCCATCGTGATTCTCCTCGTAGACAAATCTATTGGATAAAGTTACTTAAATTATTTATAAATTCTTCGTCTTCATGTTTTATGAGGCTAACATTCTATCAAAATTTGATGTGTATTTTAACACAGAATCATCCAATAATTCATCTCTATTATCATTATGAATTCCAAACGGCAACAAATCCTCATCATACTGAGGCATTCCGTTTAGTAGCTGCTGCCTAATGTCATTACTTGTTAATTCTTTAAAGAAGTTTTGAGTAGACATCCAGGCAAACAACACAAGGCACATCACAAGGTCATCGTTTTTGCCATATTCGGCCTCATAGGATGTGCCTTTACTTATAAAAGTTGTGAGCTCGTGCAATATTTCATAGTCATAATTTAGTAGTTTATTATCTTCCATTAGCATCTTTAGAGTTGCACACCCAATGGATTTTACTTGTTTGGAAGTTTTAATGCCAAATTTAGAACCTTGAGCATTGAAACCACTTGTGAGAACTTGACCTGATTTGGATTGAGCAACTTTGAGAACATTTTCGTTCTCAAGATCATAATTCAACGTATCAGCCACCTGCTGTCCGTTGTCATTAGTTTCAACAAGAATATATGCATTATTGTAGTTTCTTGAAATGTTGTCTATTGTTGTTGGGTAGAGTAGGTGTGATATTTTGTTGTTTCTGTACGTTGCAACAACTTCATATGGAAATTTTGTACAATCAACAACAACCAACGCAGAGTAGTCAGCTCCAGTACCTCTTGATGTATCAACAGCAATTGCATAGATGTGGTCTTTCTCTGGAAGTTTGTATATGTTGAGGTCACCGTGCTTCTCTATTGCTGGCAAGAATGTCATTCTGCGTAAAGTTGTACCAGATAGTAATGTGTTGGATGACCCAAGGAATTCACACTCATGCTCCTGTCTAAATTGCTCAGCAGAAGTGTTATTAATAGTTTCTTGCTTCCAGCGCTCATCTCTACCAGGAACATCCCACCAGTTTACTGCAACAGCCTTATAGCTATTTCTACCATTCTCTGCATCCACCCAAATCTTATAGAATAACTCCATACCCTTTGGTGTAGATGTAATTAATACTTTGGATGTTTCACCAGAAGAAATTGTAGGATATACAGAGGCAAAGAACTCTTCTTGTAAGTTTGGCATAACAAACGCAAATTCATCAAGATAAATTAGGTTGAATGAACCACCACGAACAGCTGATGAAGATGTTGCTGATGCTAGAACTTTTGACCCATTTTCTAATTCAATACTACCTTTATTCCATCCACCTGGTACAATACCTTGCTGAATCCACTTAGGCAGATTCTCATATGCAAGCTTAATTCTTGATAAGATTTCTCTAGCCTGCTGGAATTTGTTAGCAAGGATAGCAACATTATATGTTGGATTGAATAAAATAAACCAAAGAATTGTTCCAACAATAGTTGTTGTTTTTCCTGTTTGGCGAGGCATTTTACAAATAACAAATCTGTTATCCATAACAGTATCAACAATACTGTCTTGATATGGGTACATATCAAAGTTAATTAAACCACGATCAATGTGGATAATTTTAATGTAGTTTCTTATAAAATATTTTGGATCTTGAGAACACTTAATGTATTCTTCAATTTGCTCCCTTGTAAACTCCATGGGAGAGTTGGCAGCTTTGAGTTTAGGGTTACCCTTATAAGAGGTGCTCAAAACATGTTTAGCTTTGATTACTCTCGATATACTCATTTTGTTTGTCCTTAATCATCTTCTGAAGTTCAGCTGTAGAGCCAACAAATAGATTGTTAGTTACACTTTGTGGCCCATCTAGCTGAGGTGCCTTTGGGTCTTCCTTTTGTAGAACTTTTTTTGTTTTTTGAAGTTCTAGAAGATCTTTATTGGTCTCCGCCATTGTTTTCATTAAAGCTGCTGCCACTTCATATGCTCTTGGATGTTCGCTGCCACTTGCTATAGTTAGAATGCCATCAAGCGCATTTTGGCCTTTGCTAATTAGCTGACGCATATTATCTCTAGCATAGTCAAAATCATCTTGAACTGTTTCATCAGACAAGGTATCCATATCAATTTCCTCCTCTTCCTTTATTGCTACAGGAAGTGGCGTCATGTCAAGAGCATTTGAAACACTTTTCATTGTTTCTTTATATTTAAGTACTTGTGTCATCGTATAGTGGGTTTGTGGTAGTTGTTACAATAAAATCATAGTTTGTGTTGGAACCAATGCTTGTTGGCGGCAGAGTGATCGATGTGTTTGTGGTTGGGTTGCCGTTGGCATCAAGACCAGGAACAACAACTGTAGATTGATAATATGTTTCTGAGCCTAGTACTATAGTGAATGATGCACCAGAGCCAGAAGATGTATTGCCATTTGTGGCGTTAGATGTTGTAGTAGTGTTTGCAATTTGTGTTCTAATTGTTGAGGTGTTGGCAAAATTGCCGCCAGACCTAATTGATAGTGATGTAATTGAACCTGTTGTATTTGTAGCAATTGATGCTGTGGCATTGACAGTACCGTTTGAGAATGTAACAATTTGGTTGTTAACATAGCCAGTTCCAGCGTTTGCCACTGAGAGTTGAACGATAGCATTTGGCCCACTATTTGCCTCAATGCTAGCTGAAAATCCATCAATAACAAATGTTCTAGTATTTGCTATTAGGATGACATCCTTGTTTTTGACAGGTCCAAAAATATAACCCTTCATAGTAAAATTTAATGTGTGGATAATTGTTCTTCTATTTTCGTAGGAATCTTCATAGGTGTCCTCTGTGTTGATTGTATTAAGGACAACAGGAATATCCATTCTCAAATCAATATCATCAATAAGCTTCATTGTATTTGTCCACTCTGGCGTGAAGAATGGTAAAATTTGCTCTATCAACATTGTACCATCTTCAGCATTGAGAACATATATTGATAGCTCAAAATCAATATTGTAAGGTACAGGATTGTACACAACACCATTGAGAGATGTGTTTGCTACAGGGCCTCTCATTTGGCCAACAGTCTGAAGCTTTCTTGCTGGGTCGTAGTTGTATCCAACTATTTGAAAGCTCATTCTTGGAAGACTTATTGCATCTGGCTTTGTTAGTGTTGGATCTTGTTTGATTCTAGATAAGAACTTTGCTCTTGGCCCATATGCAATTGGTACCTTAAGTCTTTTAACAATTGCACCAGCCGCATTTCTTCTATGAACAACCAAGTCATTGAACATTGTGCCAAATACAATGACATATCTTCTAATTGTTTCATGATAAAATTCATTGTTAAACATTAGTAGGTATTAGCCTCAGAGAATGGGTTAATTTCCGTAAAGTCAAGTATGTCATCGCCCTTAGTTTCAAACTCTTCATTCTGTGCTTGCTTATCAATTGTGGATATACTAAATCTTGTAACTGCTTGTGTATTGTTTGCCATTGCAAAACTAAGATCGTTATAGGTATCATCAATTATATCAACACCAGTATTAAATGTTTCCTGGTTATACTCAAACAATTCACAGACAAGATCAAATATTTGCAATGCACCCATTTGATAAAAAATTGCTTCGTGCTCAACAAATCTAATTACATAACCTTTAGAAGTTAGAGGAAAGAAAATCATGTCTCCTTCCTTTGGTCTTATGCCGCCTACAACTTCCTCAGTAAAAGTTCTTCTTGCTACGGAGAATGTAATTCTATCTCTTATCTGCAAGCCAAATTTAGATAGAAAGTCACCCTCACCCTCAAACCCTTCAACATTCTTAATATACATTTCTATTGAATATGCATTGTTAAATGTTGCAAGCTGATCTTCTTGAAAGATTGTTTCTTCTGTTGTTATTGTTCTTGGGCAATAAAAAACATCATGGCCATAGATTCTAATTGACTCTATTACTAGATCTTCAATTAAATTTTGCTCTTGGCTATTATTAAAATTGTTGAAATAAAATGACGTAGGCATTTTAGCCAACCATGTGGAAAGCTGGCAATGTGTAGCTTGTCATCATTTCTTGCTCTAGTGCTTCTATTTCTGCCTTAGCATCGTCCTGAATCTTTTCGCCATTAAACTGCACACCACCAGGTAAAACCATACCACTAAACTTTGTTAGGTTTGATCCCCATTGGTATTTAATCTGTGCAGTGGTGTATAAAGCAAGCCACCTATCAGCCCATACATCATTATAAGTATCTGGGTCTACTATCTCGTAGGCTTCGACAACAAAATACTCACCCTCCACCGCTTGACCCCAGTCCATATCAATATGAAGTTGATTTTTGTGTCTGTTGTATCGGATTGGTTTTTGGCCAACAAGAATCTCTTCAAGGAATTGTATGTGCTGCATTGCCATCACATAAGGAACCATTGATTGGGTTGTCAATGTGTAGAGATCGTTGAGAGCAATTTGGTACCGTAGGTTGAACAAATTCATTGTGTTGAGGCTTTGGCCAACTGGGAAAATCTTTACGGCACCAATGATATTTTGAGGTAAAGTTATGTATTTGTTGGTAATATCTGTTGACGTGATTAGGTGCTTATAGTATAATCTCTCAGCACCATCAAAATGATAGTCCCAATAATATCTTAGGGATTCATCTATACGGTCCTCAACCTGGTCATCATCAACGTTGATTTCAATGACTGGCTTGCCAAGTTTGCGAAGGCAATATTCCTTGAATGTGGATCTTGATGTAGGCACAGCCATTGGGTTACTCCTTAGATGCTTTATCTAAGTATTTATACATCAATAATATCCAGACAATCGTAGAGGCCACCTGTCCATTTGGTAGATTCATTGCTATTTGCATTTATTTTGTTAACTGTGCTTCTAGGCAAGTATTTCTCTACTCCAACCAAATACTTGCCATAACAATTGAATGGGTAACCAAATATCTCATCTGATTTCAATGTATCAAGAGATTTGATGGACTTATTCCACATACTAATAACATAGCCCTGCTGCATCTTTAAGTTGTGGGCAATTGTTTGCCTTGCTGAGATGGCAGTTCCAATTAGTGGGTCATCTTTACCATTAAATTCTCTTGGAATTACAGTGTGTTGTTTTCTTTTGACCATGTCAGAAATTAGCTCACCATCACTCATTGAAAGGTGTCTGGTGGTAATTTTACTCATGTCAACAATAAAGAAGTTGACATCCATTGACTTATCTACTTGCGGTAGACCTATCATGTGGTACATAGAAAGCTGAGGATGCCCCTGATACACTCTACTATAACATGACCCAAGCTCTTTGAACTGAAGTGCTTGTTTAGCATGATCACTATAGTCATTAACAACCAACGACCCAGCCATTACGCAAGCAACAATTTCTTGGCAGCCAGTTAAGTGTATTGCATTAATTGTAGATTGAACAGTGTTTCTAATGTCAAAATCATCATAGATGAAAGCCTGGATTGATGATGTTTGTTGTTTTATAAAGGATCCAATTGCCTTATCGTAATCTTTAAATGCAGCATACTCACTATTGTCACTATTTTCATTATACATTTTATTGTATTTTTCTACCTGGCTACCAGGAATAATAACATGGATATCATCAATACCATTTTCTATCATAGAGTTTAATGTTAAGAAAACTCCATGATGCTGTGCTATAACAAATGTTTTCATTTTATACCTGCCGCTTCAATTCTTCTTCAATTACACTATCACCAACTTCACCTGGCTTTTTAGATAGATGAACATGCTTGTATTTCTTCATGTTATTGAAGAACCTATCTATACACTCTTGTTTATTTTGATGGTGAACAGTAATTAGTCCTGTTTCTGGATGTGACATTAGTGCCGCAAATTTATTGATTAACTTATCCTTGATGCCACACCTGTCTAATGACATATAAATTGCTTCAAATGTCTTACCAACTTTGGCTGCTTTATTATCAATCAACCCTATTCCCTTACCAAGGAGAACTGCTGCACATCCTGTCTCAGATGAGAGGGTGAAGTACACTTTCTTTGATCTTTTAAGAATTGGATACATTGATGCATCATTCTTCACTACTCTACCCTTAAATCTATTCTCTAGCATTGTCTGCCATACTTTAGCTGTAATTGGGTGAAGCTTGACCCACGCTCCACTATTGTAGAGCTCATCAACCTTTTGCATGTCCACAGCATCTTTGGTAATAAGATTAGTACCTGGGAGGAGCACCAATTCATTAACATTACCATATTGTTGGTCAAGATCTTCATCCAATAGATACTTATCAGATAGGCCAGCTATTAGTGCATCAACAATTCTATAGCCCTCTGCCGTTGCACCTTTTCTAATACACTCTACCATATTATCTGTTGCAATTTTTGTATTGCAAGGGGCTAGGTATATTATCTGAGTAAGAAGGTCAGTGTACTTATACCCAGCAATCATATTGGCAGGGCTGCCATAATTAATATCATACTCAATTTTTGAACCATTAGGATCTCTAGGTATTAATGCTGCAATCTCTGATAGCCTATCATTGGCCGGAGAGCGGAGCATGTTACCAGATTTCATAAAATGGGTAACTGGATCATTTACCCATTCATTGGAAGACATATTGAAAAATTTTGTCTTTCCACTTTTATTTGGAACTTCAGCAACCATAATTTAATTCCTATTCAATACCAATACGCTCATCAACTCCGCCAGCTTCACGAAGTGCATTTAGTTTTTTATCTTGTTCGTGAACTTTCTTTTTGAGAGCTTTGATCTCACTATGGAGATCTATCATCTTTTGAAGCATAACTTCAACAAATGATTCAAGCTTCTTATCGATTACTTCATTACTAACTCTTTGTTCATCACTCATTTCAATCACCTCAGTTGGAACATATTATTATTTATACTTAATTTATTACACAGTAAACCACACTGTCTCAATGGTTGTATCAAATGTAGTTGTTCTATTTGTGTTGTATGCTGTGTTGCGGCTTGTTGCATAGGCTGTGTTAAATACAGATGTTGTTGATCTGCTTGTCGCTATATTTGTGTCATATCCAGAGTCAAATGTAGTGGTTGTATTGAATGTTGTTACGGTATCAAATGTTGTTACAATTGCTGTATCAAATACTGATTGTGTTGATTTTGAGGTAGCAGTAGATTTGGTTGTTGCAAATGCTGTATCAAATGCTGTTACCGTATTGAAGATTGATGTAGTTGATCTATTTGTAGATGTGTCTACATTTGTGTCATATGTTGTTTCAAACGCTGTCACTGTGTTAAAGATTGATGTTGTTGACCTATCTGTCAATGTATCAAAGTTTGTAGGATAGGTTGTTTCAAATGTTGTTGATGTATCAAATACAGAGGTTGTTGATCTATTTGTTAGAGTGTCAAAGTTTGTAGGATAGGTTGTTTCAAATGTTGTTGATGTATTGAAAATAGAGGTTGTTGATCTATTTGTATCAAATGCTGTTTCAAATGCAGTTGTTGTGTTGCGGTTGGTTGCTGTATTTCTAGCTGTCTCTGTTGCTCTTGATGTGTCAATAGTAGTATCAGTTGCCTTACTTGTAGATGTGGCTCTATTTGTGTCGTACGCTGTCTGAAATGAGGTTGATGTATCAAATGTTGATGTTGTGGACTTACTTGTTTGAATTAATGTGTTATAGGCAGTTGATGTGTCAAAGTTTGTTGATTTAACATCTGATGTTAGATAGGCCGTGTCAAATGTAGTTGTTGTATTGAATGTTGTAGTTGTGGCATATGCAGTATCAAATGTAGTTGTTGTATTGAATGTTGTAGTTGTGGCGTAGGCAGTGTCAAATGTAGTTGTAGTGTTAAATGTGGTTGTTGTAGCAAATACTGATGTTGTTGTCTTAGATGTGCCAGTTGCTCTACTTGTAGCATACGCAGTGTCAAATGCAGTTGTAGTGTTAAATGTTGTAGTTGTAGCAAATACAGATGTTGTTGCTTTAGATGTGCCAGTTGATTTGCTTGTAGCGTATGCAGTATCAAATGTAGTTGTTGTACCATATACAGTAGTGGTACCTCTTGATGTTGCAGTAACTGCACTAGTTCCTGTGGCTAGAGATGTATCAAATAGGGAAGTTGTATTGAATGTAGTTGTTGTTCCAAATATTGTAGTTCTACTTGTTTCTGTGCCTCTTGATGTTGTACCACCAAGCGTTGTAATAAATGTTGATGTTGTTCCTCTTGAGGTATTAAAGAAGAATGTTGTTCCAAATGTAGTTGTTGTTTGGAATGATGTTATGTTGACGAGTGTAGTGATGAATGTTGATGTTGTTCCTCTTG